AATGTTTTAAAACTAGACTAAGAGAAGATTCACAGGCCGCGGGCAAATGGGAAACTGAACAAGGTGGTGAATATTATGCAGCGGGTGTTGGATCTGCAATCACGGGCCGTGGTGCGGATTTGCTTATCATTGATGACCCACATTCTGAGCAAGACGCATTAAATATGTCAAGCATGGAACGTGCTTATGAATGGTATACATCTGGTCCTCGTCAGCGTTTGCAACCTGGCGGAACTATTGTTGTCGTTATGACTAGATGGAACATGAAAGATTTGACAGGTATGTTATTAAAAAATCAAAAAGAATTAAAATCTGATAAGTGGGAACTGATAGAATTTCCTGCAATACTTCCATCAGGTAAAGCAGTATGGCCTGAATATTGGAAGTTAGAAGAATTAGAAGGTGTTAAAGCTTCTTTAAGTATTGGTAAATGGAATGCGCAGTGGATGCAAAATCCAACAGCAGAAGAAGGGTCACTTATTAAACGTGAATGGTGGAACACTTGGGAGAAAGATTACATGCCACCTTTAGAACATATTATACAATCTTATGACACAGCTTTTCTTAAAAAAGAAACAGCCGACTATTCTGCTATTACTACGTGGGGCGTGTTTAGGCCGGATCAAGATAGTGCACCTAATTTAATATTATTAGATGCAGTAAAAGAAAGGTTAGAGTTTCCAGAGTTACGTAAAAAAGCAATGGAGCAGTATAAATATTGGAATCCTGAGACTGTTATAATTGAGTCTAAAGCATCTGGATTACCTTTAACTTATGAGTTGCGAAAAATGGGGATACCTGTTATAAATTTCACACCTAGCAAAGGAAACGATAAACATGCTAGAGTTAACGCTGTATCTCCGATCTTTGAATCGGGACAAATTTGGGCGCCGGATATGAAATTCGCAGAAGAGGTGATTGAAGAGTGTGCATCATTTCCGTATGGAGATCATGATGATTTGGTGGATAGTACAACACAAGCGGTAATGCGCTTTCGACAAGGTGGATTTATATCTCACCCTGAAGATGAAAAAGAAGATAGCATTCCGTCAACAGTAAGAGAATATTATTAATGGACATAAATAATTTAACTAGCGTTTACAACAACAACCCAACTTTACAGGGTCAATATACTTTACAACAATATTTAGATTTGTTTGGACAAGGTGGTACAACTCAACCAGATCCTGATCCAGATCCAGATCCAACACCGGATCCAGATCCAACAACACCACCTATTCAAAACGCTGGTGGTGGCGGTGGAGGCGGAATACAAGGTTTACAATTAACTTATACACCTGGTACAACAAACGCTCCTACATTTAATCCTAATATAAATCCTGCATTTGCTTTAACAGGTCAAGGTAGGTTAGATCCTATGGGTAGTGATGTTGATTATTTTAATTCTTTACCAGCAGACCAAAAATTTAATTTTGGTTTTAAAGATAGTAATATACCCGGACAACCAGGATATAAAGCACCAAGCAAATATTTTGAAGAACCTAATTTTTTACAAAAAGGTATTACAGGTGTTAAAGATTTTTTTGGTAAATTTAATTCTGGACCAAAAGTTAGAGGTGAATTGGGAAATAGATTACAAAAACAATATGAGTTTGGACAAAAACTTCCAAGTTTTATATCTGCAATTGCTTCAATGCAAAGTCCATTTAATCCTTCTTCTGGAAATTACAATCCAAACATGGCAAGTCAGTTAAATTATTTAGAGGGAATGGATGGTCTTAATATAAAAGGAAAAAAAGATCCTCTTACAGGAGAAACAATTTTTACAGAAAAATCTGCAGGCATGATTGGTAGAGATTCACAATCTGGTCTTATGAAATATGGACCAGGCACAGTACTAGAAGGTAAAAATGTATTTTCAGGTTTTGGTTCTAATGATTACGAAACAGCTTTAGAAAAGTATATTGAAAAGATGATGGGTTATAAAACAAAAACAGCTTTTCAACAGAAAAAAATAGATAGAGCAAAGCAAGAACTTGAGGACTTTAAAAATAAAGAAAAAGAAAGACAAAAAAAAGAAGCAGATGATAAAGCTAAACAAGCATCTGGTATGACAGATAGACAAAATATAGAAGCAATTCAAAATTACACAGGAAGACAAATATCAGACTATAGAGCATCTAGACCTGCGTCTGAAAGAAATTATACAGGTGGTAGTACTAATTCAAATCCGAGTACACGTGGTGCTCAAGATAGTTTTTCTAATAAAAGTGGTATGGGTAGAACAGGTTATAGATACGGTGGAAGAGCAAGCTATTTCGACGGCGGTATTGTTAGTCTACGGAGAAGATAATGGCAGAAACGCTATTCACGGACATCATAGAAAATTTAGGCAAGACAAAAATTAACATAACAGGGTCTGGTGGTAAATCAGGCAAAGAACAAATTCAAAATGCACCTTCAGGCATAACTTCCAACAAAGAAACAATTAATATTGCAGGTAGCGCAGAAATTCCTATTACAAACAACGTAGATTTTTTATTAGATGGTCAATACAATAAATTTAGAGATAAAATTGAACAAGGTGACAATGAACTTTTTTTACAAGACGCACCAAGCAATATAGATCGAAAAGTTGGCATAGGTTTTAATAAAGGTGGTGAAGGTTTTAGTGGTTATGGTAAATACGGCATTGACAGCGGAGAACCAGAACTATTTGTTAAATACAAAAAAACATTCGCGGACGGCGGACGTATAAATTTTGACAGCGGTGGTAGTCCACTTCAACAATTACGACAGTCTTTAGTTGATGATCTTATGTATAAATTTCCTAGTATGAAAGAGGAAGATATGCAAATGGTAGTAAGAGATATAAATTTAGATATGAGTCCTGAAGAAGCACAAGCATCTATGTCTTCAAACTTTACAAAAATATTTGGAAGTTTATTTTCAACAGGTGGACGAGTTGGTTACGCTAAGGCAGGATTAGTTGATCCTAAAAACAATATTAAAAAAGGTCAAGAGCTTGGTAAAGGAATTAAACAAAATAAATATAAATACAAAGGTGTTGAAAAACCATCTGGTTATACAGTTACAGTTGGTGGAAAAGGTCAGCCTGGTTTTATAGAAAAAAGTTTTGCAAAGTATTCTGATGCTGTACAATTTAGAAAAATAAATTTAGAAAGCCGAGGATTATTAAAAGGTGGTAAAGAAACTATTACTTGGGATTCAGTTAAAAATCAAAGAGGATTTTTAGAATACATGGATTCAGCAATGGATAACAATCAAAATTTAAAACAAGCTATGAAAGAAGCAGGATTGACTAAAAACTCTCCTAAAGAAAAAATATTTAAAGAATTTAAAAGAATTGTATCTGATCATTCTGCTATAGGAGCTTCTCGTAAAAAAATTAAAGGCAGAAGGCTACCATCGGGATCTTTTACTAATTTTATGACTCTTTTTAAAAATAGTTTTCAACCTAACTTTGGTTTAAAAACTATTAAAGATTTTGCAAAAGATTTACCAATATCTGCTACTACAGTAAAAAGCCATATATACGACGCAAACAAAAAAATTCCTTCGGAACTAGATCAAAGTAGAAAAGCAATAGAAACAAGATCTAGAATAAAAACTTCAAGAGAATTTTTAAAAGGATTAAAAGATGCGGGAATTGAAATTAAAAGAGTAGGTAGTAGTTTTAGAGTTTTAGCAACTAAACCTCAAATTGCTAAATTAAATAATGATTATAAATTTAACACAAAAGACGGAATTGGAACTTCACAACTAGATAAGTTTTCTCAAATGTCTAAAAAAACTCCTGAATGGAAAAAACAAAGGTACGCTGTAGATTTAGCTAATTTACAAAAGTTAATTAAAAACATGAATAACAAATTAAAAGATATTTCAAAAAATGGAACTGATTATAAAGCTTTAAGAAAATATATTAAACAACATCCAAAACTTAGAAATATGATTGAAGCTAAATTTGATTCTGAAAAAGGAAAAATGACAAGAATGGATTTAGATAAAATTAAAAATCAAGATTTATTTAGAATAGTTAATAAAAACGGAAGAGTATACATAGGTGGTAAGGCGGTCATTCAAGGAGACCACATTAGAGGAAGAGAAACAGTTATATATGATCCAAAAACAAAAAAAATAATAAGTGGTTCCGATATTGAGTACCCTAGAAATTATTCTATTCTAACTCAAAACATGAACAACAATGTTAAAAGATCAGTTGAAAATTGGATAGAAAAACATCCAAAAGAAAAGAAAAAAATTAAAAAACTAGAATCTTGGTTTGTTGATAACGATGTTAGTTATTATGATAAAAAAAATAAAAAAATATCAGGTGCTAAACCAACAAAAACTAGTACAGATATAGATAGACTAGGAATAGATGTAAGAGGACTTTTAGAAGACAAAAGTGTTAGCAAAACTACAAAACTACCTGTTATAGATGAAGGTGAAAAACTATTAAATAAAATTTTAGAGAGAGATAAATTTCATTTAAAAAATGTAAAAGACTATAGTAATAAAACAGGAGTCTCTTCTGCTAAAATGTATAGTAGTATTGTTGGAAACATAGATCCAAGTTTACTGGGCATAGAAATACCAGAGTCTGTTAAAAATTCTCTTAGACAAATAGCTAATTCAGGAAGAACACTTTTAAAAGGATTAGGAAAAGCAACTTTAGTTGTAGATCCTATTTTTGCAGCACTAGATGCTTCAGAAGCTTCTGGTAAAGGAGCTAGTGGAACACAGATAGCAAAATTTGTAGGACAAAGTTTTGTGCAAGATGCACTTAATCTTCCAAATGTTATTGCCGGGGCTTCAAAATATGCTTCAGATTTTTTAAAAGGCGAAAGAGGAGATGATTTAAAATTTAAAGATAATAGGTTGTATGATCCTTTTGTTTTTGCAGATAAAAATTTAGATAAAGGATTAGCTAGTTTAACTAAAGAACAAAGATTAAGAAATATAGCAGATTTAAAATTTAATGCTGAACGTGGTAATATGACAATGGTAGATGATATGGAAATACCAGCATCAAAACAAGAAATAGATAATGCACGAGAATTAAATAGAAAAAATTATATGGGTCCTTTTTATAAGGGAGGATTAGGATATTTAGAAGAAAAAGAGAAAAAACAAAAAAAAGATATATCATTGATTCCTTCGGGATTATACAGTATAACTACTGGTTCAAATGAGGTGTGATTTAATTAACAGGAAAGAGATATGGCTGAAATAGACGATACATTATCCAATGAAGTAGTTAAAGACGAAGCTTTTGTAGAGCAAGAAGTTGAAGTTCCTAATGAAGAATTAGAAACTTCCGACAATGCTGAAATTACAATGGACGAAGAAGGTGGAGCAGAAATTAATTTTGATCCTAATGTAAAAGCCGGATTAGAAACTGAAAATCATTTTTCTAATTTAGCTGAGGTTATGGATGAACAATACCTAGATGAATTAGGTACAACTCTTTTTGATCAATACACAGAATACAAACAATCACGTGGTGAGTGGGAAGATAGTTACAGAGAAGGTTTAAGTCTTTTAGGATTTAAATATGAAAAAAGAACTCAACCTTTCAAAGGTGCTAGCGGTGTTAATCACCCAGTTCTTGCAGAAGCTGTTACACAATTTCAAGCTCAAGCTTATAAAGAATTACTACCGGCAGACGGACCAGTCCGTGCACAAATTTTAGGTGATGTGTCAAATGAAAAACAAGATCAAGCGCACAGAGTAAAAGATTTTATGAATTATCAAATTATGGATCAGATGACTGAGTATGAACCAGAATTTGATCAAATGCTTTTCTATTTACCTTTATCAGGTTCTACTTTTAAAAAAGTTTACTATGATGATCTTTTAGGTAGAGCAGTATCTAAATTTGTACAAGCAGATGATTTAATAGTTCCTTATTCTGCAAACTCTTTAGAAGATGCAGAAGCAATTGTACATGTAATTAGAATGTCCGAGAATGAAGTTAGAAAACAACAAGTTTCTGGTTTTTACAAAGACATGGAAATTGGTGAGCCACCCGTTACAGAAAATCAAGTTAAAGAAAAAGAATTAGAACTAGAAGGAATTACTAAAGATGGTAATGAAGATCAATTTAGTCTTTTAGAAATGCATGTTGATTTAGATTTAGAAGGTTTTGAAAATATGGGACCTGATGGTGAACCAACAGGAATTAAACTTCCGTATATTGTAACTATTTTAGAATCTAATAATAAAATTTTATCTATTAGAAGAAACTATGCTGAAGACGATCAACTAATGAAAAAAATAAAATACTTTGTACAATATAAATTTTTACCAGGTACAGGTTTTTATGGTTTTGGTTTAATTCACATGATTGGTGGTTTAACTAGAACAGCA